GATACAAATATATAATAATAAAAAAATTAATAAGAAAAAATAAAAAAAAATATATATTAAACACATAGAATAAACATATAAAAAATAAAAATTGATTATTTTCTTTAAAATCAAATAACTAACACTGGATTACATAAAAAATAAATAAAAAGTTAAAAACATAAATAAATTTAGAAAAAATCCAAAATGTTATTGAAATTAGCGATCCCATTATTTTCAGTTAGCGTTAGTTTATTTAGAGTAAAGCTAGGATTATTGAACTTATGTAATACAAATACATATTTTCAAAAAGAAACATTTAGTGACATAGAAAATACATTAAAGTTATTACCCAATTTTTTAGATGAGATTGATAATATAGAAAAATCAAGTTTAAATTTTATTTCTGAAAAACATGTTACAGAAATAAATATTAACACTCTTTTAGAAGAATACGTAATAGATTCAGCATGCCATTTCAAACAAATAACAAGTCAAGATAATCTATTGAAAAACGTAATATATTACAAAAAATTACATGAAATATATGATGATGATGATTTTTTTTTAGAATTATTAAATATGAATTTAAAAGATGATTTAAAATATCTAAAAAAATCAATAGAACTTGTTATTGATTCATATATGTTTATGGGTCTTTTTTGTAAAATACATAATAATTTTTTATTACATAATAATAAAAAATTATACAAAGAAAAATTCAATCAATTATTTGATCGATTTTTTTATAGAATAAAAAATAAAAAAGAATCTGCAAATGAATATATAATTAATTATTTAGAAAATAAAGAAATATTAGTCAATTTTATGGATCCCAATAGATTATTTAATTAGATAATTCATCTTACTCTTTTTTGGATTTTTTTATCAATAATTTCTAAAAGTTCATCATATGATCCCATAAAAAATCCTTTATAAAAAAACCATAAATTATCACCACTATTACAATTTCTATATTTTTTTTTCATAAAATCAAGTACATCATCTTTATTCAACAAATTATCAACATTAACATAATATACATTAATATTATTTTCCATTAATAAACTTTCTAAATACTTATTTTTATAACCTTCACTAATTATTGTATAATCTTTGAAGCCTACTAAATAATTAATTAAATCATTATTATTATTTGTCATTGGATCAGATGGATGTATTAAATAGAGATGATTATTAGTAAATTTTCTTTTTATAAATGTATTATAAAAAAATAATTAATTATTTATTATATTAAATGATGACCATAAAAAAAAAACAAAAATAATTTTCATTTTTAAAATATTTAGTATATAACTATATAGCTATATTTTTATTTTATATTAAAAAATCACTAATAATTAATAGCGCATCATTACATATTTTTTTTCTAAATATTTTATTTAATTCATTATTTAAACAGTTCCTAACATATAATTTTTTATCATATTCAAAAGAGTTAGCAATGATTTCATTAAAATTAAATTTATTATTTTCTTGTCTTTTAATAAAATCTAATCTCAAAAATCTATTATATCCAAATCTTGAAAAATCCATTTTCATTAATATTTCATAATTTAATTTATTTAGATCAATGTTAAGATTTTTAGATAGTATGTTCCAATCCCATTGATATTGCCCATTTTTAATAATATTTTCAGCGCTAAGTGACGGATTAATTGAAAAATACTTGGAATAATTACAAAATAAATCCTGATTATCTAATATTATTTGCATATTAATCTTTTCAGAAGAGGCCATATACTGATAATCCCAAGGTAACTCTGGATTATTTTTTATAGAATCCCATGAAATATTATTATTACAAGAGAGCATTAACCAATCCCATGGCTTGTCAATGTTTTCTAAAACAAAATCTAGAGTCATATTTGGATTAATTGATAGGGAATACCAGCACATATTAAAATTTTCATAACTCCTGATTATTTCCATTGTTGTATTCTGCCTAACTGACATTACTTTATTAAAATCATCACTATTGATAAAATATGAAAAATTATCACTATTTCTATAAAAGAAATCAAAAGAGAAATCACTTCTCGATGCACATAAATATTCAAAATCCCAATTCATGTTAATATGTTTTTCTACAAAATCTTCATTAATATTATTATTTTTAGACAATTCTTTCCAATCCCATTCTAAACTCAAATTTTCTTCAATCTCATTCATCGTAATATTACTATTTTTTGATATATAATGAAAATCTTTGAATTTACTTAAATTTTTGGAAATAATATTCCAATCAATATTTTCATTTAAACACATGTAATCATAATTCCATTCTAAGTCATTATATTTTAATACAATATCCCATGTGACAATTTTATGCATAGAAATTTTTTTCATATCCCATTTAAATTTATTGTTATCTTTGTATTTTAAAAAAATATTCCATGTCAAAAGATCAATTTTTGATAAAAGAGTTTTATCATTTATGTGATCTATTTTTTCAATAATAAAATCAAACCATTTATTGCAATATTCCTCTTCATATATTTGCATAAAGATTTTAACAATTATTTAATATACATTTTATATAAAAATCATTTTATGTTAAAAAAATAATCGATTTTTTTTATTTTATGTTAAAAAAATAATTAATTTACAATTATTTTTTAACAATTATTGAGCCATTAGAACTAAATAATAAATCATTTTCAATCATAATACGTATAAGATCATTTAGTTCGAATGATAAAATCCAACTAATTAATCTTTCATCTATTTCAGATTTTATATGAAAAATTGGAATATCATAAATTTTTTTTTTATTATCAGAATCAGAATAATTAAAATTTAGTTTATTTTTATAATATTTGGTATTTATATGATATTTCTTCCAAATAATTTTATTATTTTGAAGATTTTCACGATATTTTTTTATTTTCTGAGGTGTAAAATTAAATGCGTCTAAAGATTCTCTATAATAAATATGCATGATTAATTTATTTATTTATTAATTTATTTATTTATTTATTTATTAATTTATTTATTAATTTATTTATTTATTAATTTATTTATTTATTAATTTATTTATTTATTAATTTATTTATTTATTAATTTATTTATTTATTTATTTTTTTTATATACAATTTTAAATATTATTTATATATAAATATGAGTAAATTAGTAGATTCAGAATTTGGATTTTATATAGATGGGATATTTTATCCAGGCCAGATATATAAAGATAATACAGTGAATTTAGTTTCTGGAACAGAATTAATTGATAATGGTTTAGGATTTTTAAATGAAAGTGAAATAATAGATAGCATTCAAGCAATTATAAAATTAAAAGAAAATTTACTATCAGTATTACCACCAAGAGTATTACAGACCCATTCTACTATTGATTCTAATATTCCAACTATACCTAACAAAGGATATTTTATGTATCAAAATCTTTTATTTTATAATTTAGCTATTTTTACAGGTATTGTTCTTCAAGTTGAAAGTGGTTATTATGGTAATTATTATAACAATGGTAAATTTCAATCTGGTGTCAATGGTTTAACAACAATAAGTGGTAATACGTATTTTTTAGTAAATGGTTCTATGAATTATAGTACAGGATATGCAGCTACAAATTACAAAGATCAAATAAATTATTTATATGCAATAGGTGGACAATTATATAAACCAAATAATAGCACATCTCGTTTTTATTATGATAATAATAGGGGAATAGTCTTATCACCATCATCAACTAAACCAAATCAATCCCAAGTACTTTTATTTAATCCAGATTCATCAACTAATTATGATTATGTTTTTGATTATAACTATTTAGGTAGCACAGTATTATTTTATGGTAAAAATGGAGGTTATGCATATAATGGATTTTATAGTAATTTATTGTACGTAAATGGTTTAGTTTTTACAGGAACTTACACGAATGATTTATTTTATTTAAATGGCACTTTATATACAGGAGTATATAAAAATATATATTATTTAAATGGAACAGTTCAAAATAAAGGAAATATTTTATTTTCAGGGTATTCTAGTTTAACTAATTCTGGTTTTTATGATGTTTATTCATTTGAAAAATCAGAATCTTATACATTTACAATTACTGGGGGATATAAATTTATCTATTTTTGCCTAGTTGGAGGAGGAGGAGGTGGAGGTGGAGGTAATAACAATGGTAACTCAGGTGGAGGAGGTGGAGGAGGTGGTGGAATTTTTTATAATAGTACAACACCTCAAATTTTTCCCTCAGGAACTTATACTATTACAGTTGGTAGTGGAGGAGTTGGAGGTAGTGTAGGAGCTGTAGGAGGAACTGTAGAGAAACCAATATATTATCTAGGAACTTCAGGATCGAATGGTGGTTCATCATCAATTATTGGTTCTGGAATAAATATATCCACTCTTGGTGGAAACGGAGGTGGTTTTCCAACCGGAAATGGAGGGACGAACCCTGGTTATGGCGGCGCATCAATCAATTATGGATCAAATTCTAGTATCAATTCATCAGGAGGCACATATGAACTTAGTGGTAAAGGTGGAGATGGTTATGGTTATACACCTTACCCATTAGCAACAATAGGTTCAATAATTAATATACCATCATTCAATAGTTTAGTCTCTAATGGAGGTGGAGGAGGACAACCATCTAATAGTGGAACTGCTGGTAATCGTACCGCGGGTGAAAATGGTGGAGGGGCAAAAAATACTAGTGGTGGTAATTCAAATTATTATGGTGGTGGAGGAGGTGCATGTACAGCTGATTGTAGACCACCACCATCATCATTAGCAGGATTAGTTGGAGGAAATGGAGCAACTGGTGCAGTATGGGTCTGGTTCTAAATATACTACCACCAATTAGTTTTATAACCAATAAATTTTTCCAAATTCTTTTTATCAGAATTATATATTTTTTGTAATTTTTTATATAATGCACTTTTTTTATCTAATTTATCTTCAGATTTGCTAACGAAGTCTTCTTTAAAATTAGCATGAAAATCATCAATTTCCAAAAATCGGAAAATATTTTGATATTCAACATCCATATTACTTCGCACTTTTTCAGATATAATAATCAATAAATTATCTTTTGAAAAATATTTCAATATTTCATTAATTTGCATATAATAAAATCCTCTTTGTATTAATTGATTATGAAAAGCTTCGTAATAAAATCTATTTTCACCCATTCTAAATTGCAATTCATTTTCAACTAAATATTCGAAAGATAATTTGACATGAAAACTATCACGCAACATTTTCCAATGGCTATATGCTCGCTCAATGGGATTTCTTAAAAACAATATTATTTTAATATGAGGATTCACCATTTGTAATAAGAATAAACATGATGGCATATACATTACATCAGGTGCTTTGTCTCCAACTCTTTTTTTATTATAATTAAAATGACTTTTATACCATTCAATTCCACGTTGATAAACATCCATTTTGTCAAAATAATGAATCTCTTCTTTGACCATTGATACATCGGGATGTTTTGATAAATTAGTAATTGCAGCAGTTGTTCCACCTTTCATTGTTCCAGCAATAATAAAGTCTAAAACTCTATATTCTTTAAAATAATATGTTTTAAAAATATTTTTTTGAATAATCATCATTTCAGATTTTTTATCTTCATACACTATTGAATTTATAAAATGATTTTTATAAAATTTATTAATACATATATAACCGCCATTAATTGTCATATTCCATATTTGCATTACATCTTCAAATGATAATTTACGTAAAGCAACAATATTATTAAAGAAAGGAGGGTTATAAGCTTTACCATAATAAATTACATATATTGGCAAAAAAGAGGGCATCCAATTTTTAATTTTCCCCATTCTATTTCCATTCACATTTTTATTATCAATTATTACCAAATTTCGATCATTAGAATCAATTTTAGGAATTTTTTTAAATATATTTGTAGAAATATTTGTATTCATATAATATTATTATATAAATATTTGATTCATATAATAATTATAATCAAAATTAAGACATTTATTATTAATTTTATTATTAATTTTATTATTAATTT